CAACAACAACAACCGCGTATTTATCGAATAATGACGATATTTGCGAATCATTAATGATGCGCACGTTTACAAAATATCCGTCTTCCTTAACACATACCGGTTCGCCATCTTCAGTCAGTTCTCCGGTTTCTTTGTACACGTTACCTATCACGTCAATAAGAATATCATCCTGCATCAACTCGTCATCATAATAGCCAATGCTCTCCATAAAGGCCGAAAAGTCGGCCCTGTCGGCAAATTTGAGTGTTAAATCTTTCATTAGATTGACTCCCTCACCTGAGCATCAGTCAATGCCTTGTGCCATATTCTGAAATTCCTGACATGACCAAATAAATGACGTAACCCGGCTGTAGTCTGACCTCCAATACGGATAATTGCGGTGTTCTGAATACAGGACCATGTGGTTTTTGTTTCGCTGGATATATGCCCGTTACTTACTGAGCACGTAGACTGCTCTGACTTTACACGCATCCCCATAACCATTTTTTCAAGAGAAGCGTTTTCGTTTACCCGTCTGTTAGATCCTCCAATATTGCAATAAGGAAATCCGTCGTAATCTGTTGAACGACCGAAGCCAAGAATAATAGCCGCTCCGGTTTGATGACCGCCGGTATCAAAAACACGTGGCGCTGCATTTGGCGTTTTATACCAGTTCTTATGTACCTCACAAAGAACCGTAAAAGGAAGATTATAAAGATTATTCTTAATTGGAACTGTAACTATATCGCTTGCGCGGGTCGCCGCCGTCGCTCCTGATATAATAAAAGATGATACACAAGGCCCATCTTCTACTTGTGGGGTGGCCAGATAAATATAGTCACCAGATACGGTTGCCCCGCTCTGCTTAGGAGAATACTGTATCTGAGAGCCTATTTTTAACTCCCCATCAATTGCCTGAATTGTTGCCTCTGCAAAAATCCATCCGGTAGCTTCGTCCTTTCTGACTCTCGCTGTAATCCTTGAGGCAGCACCGCCTGTCATATTAATTTCAAGCGTTTGTGTATCAATATACGCATCACCAAGAAAAGTTGTTGCGCTACCGTCATATTTATCAAACCGGATACGCAACCTTACCTGCAGTTCTGTTTTAAAACGACATGAGGTTGTCACGTGTTTATTATCGCCTGAGACATCAACTGACTTTGTTGCAGCAATTGATGCCATATTAATAGCCAAAGTTTGCCCAACCAGAGAATCGTTGCAGACAAACTTTCCATAAGTAAAACCAAAACTATCCGTCCTGGTTTCGAGCACATCCATGTTTGATGACTTCCCCCAGCTGGCTGGACTTTCCGAATTGAGCATGTAGTTTGTTCTTTGCCCCTCAATAAGCAGGCCATCACGTTCAAATCGTGGCTCGTCAATGGCAGCCTCTGTCAGCACACCAGATTTATTAATATAGGTTGCTTTCGATGCACGTTTAAACTTAACAATCTTGTCGCCAGGCATCGTTATTTCATCATCACCAATTATAATCTTTTTATAGCTAGGTGAGAATCCTGTGATCATATCTAAGGAGTCGTTGAACGGTATCCATACATCTGGTAATGGTTGGATTTCTGGTGTGCTACTGGCAGCAGTTTCAGCACGGTCAGCTTCTGTTTTTGCACGGTCTGCGTCTTTCTTAGCTGCGGTTGCGCTCGTGCCAGCATTAGTGGCCTGCTTACCAGCTTCTGTGGCGCTATTGGCCGCTTGTGTAGCAGACGCGGCAGCAGCATCCTTTAATTTAGTAGTCTCAGTGACTGCACTGTTTTTAATGGTCTGCGTATCGGACTTTAGTTTCTCAACATCAGTCTTGAGACCTTGTATTGTGGTCACAGCTTGAGTGGCAGTATTTGCAGAACCAGCAGCGGAAGTCTGTGACGTTTTAGCAGCATCCGCACTCTTCTTTGCATCATTCTTATAAGTCAATGCAGATGAAGCCGATGAGGCGGCCGCCGCTTTGCTGTTACGAGCATCTGTAGCATCTGCATTAGCCGAAGACGCCGCACGTTCTGCTTGTAACGCGTACTCTTGGAAGCTTGCAACTAAATCCTGTACCTGCTTGGTGATATCCGGTGTAAGCTCTTCTTCCACCCAATCAACAAGATAACCGTTAAGTGACCCGTCTGCACTATCCGCATAAAGGACAATCTCACCAGCTTTATATGGTTCGATACCTTGTGGGCCAACGATAACCACATAATGTCCGGAGTTCACCTGTATATTATAATGTCCGGTTGAATCTGTGCGGAATATAGCTTCACTTCCACCTAACACTAATAATGTGTTACTTCTTGCAATTAGTGTGACAGTAGTATTGACTAACGGATTATTCAACCCGTCAACTAAAATACCAGTTAAACGAATCGACATGTTCGCCTCTTTACATTGAGAATACTAGATACATATATTAAAATTAAACAGGTATAATAACAAGTATTCAAATGTGCATTAGGTATATAATATAAATGTGTAATAGCTTTATTCTAGTATTAGATTTGAACATTTGATTATTGGAGTGATAAATGAAATACGGTTTTGCTGTATACAATTCTAAAGGTGTAGATGTCACTGGTATTTTAACTCCAATCTTCTTTTTGGATAAATTCACAACATCTTCTGGTTCTAAGACATACGACAGTCCACCACCTGGAAAGACATTAAAGGCTGTTTGGTCTATATTTCCTTTTAACAACGATAACTATATAGACTTACCAGTTCCGTCTGTTGTAATTAGTGGTAATACAATTAGTTGGTCGAATTTATATACGGGCCTTGGTTCTTATATTTATACTTATTGGGGGTAATTATGTATGGGATGTCTATTGCTCAACCGAATGGAAATGTGTGGTTGAGCCCTGAATTCACACCTCAGAACTTAATTAATAAAGGTACGATGGGAACTTCAAAGGGCTCTGTTTTTACAACATCCATACATTCAAACAAATCATGTTTCTTCTTTATAAAAAGTGGTGCAAAGGCGAACATGATGTTTATGCACGAACAAAGGAACGGCTACAACGCATTAAGATTACACCAAGTTAACGGTAGTCCAGGTGTCATAACAGTTTACGCATTTTCTGATATGGTGTTACCACATTCTGGATATGGTGTTGCTTTTTATAACAGATCCGGTCAGATGGTATATCATGGCGAGATGATGCCTTTGGATGCGCAACTTGTTAATATTTCCGACCCGCAATTTACAATAAACATGGGTTATCCGTGTGCAATAATGCCTGCTATGGTTGGAGTGTATAATTACAGACGTACCAGCTATGACAGGCCTACTTATGTGACAATGACCGGTGCGACTGGAAATGAAATATATAACGGACAGTGGTATTCCGGAAATATTACACGAGATATTAAAAAGATTTATTCAAGAACGGTTCTAGTTATTAACACATCAAAATATGACTAGATAAATGTGCACACATAATGTGTGCACATTTAAATTACCAAGATCCTGTTATACGACCTATTTGTACACGGAGTACACCATTGGAATCTTTTACGCTGATCGTGCTATTAGTCAACTTCATTGCACCTTCACTTGTAGGAGTTCCGTAGTTTTCAAATGTACCATCTTTACTTAATCTCCATCCCCTGTAGCCAGCAGAGAAGTTATTCGATTGAATATAGTTACCGATCTTAGCGTTATCAATGGAACCGTTCTCAATAAACGTTGCCTTCATATACACCTGACCGTTTTTGACAGCAAATGCAAGATCAGCGGTACTGTTAGTGGGATTATATACAGCAAAGTTGTTTGCGCTTACCATGAAGTAAGATTGAACAGCTCCACCGGAACCCTCTAAACCTAATTGGATACCAGCAACATATTTCTGACCTTTGTTGTCAACTTGAACTTTAGCACCCCATTGGGCGTTAACATTACCTTCTAAATCTACGACAGCTTTACTGACTTCCTGCACAGTTGCACTAACACCATCCACAGTCTCCTGGACGCTATTAATACTCTGGCTGAGTCTCTTTTCCGCGTCTACAAGGCTTTCGTTGACAGATGTAATCCCGTCACTGACACCTTCAATCTCAGACATTAACTCTTTATAAGTGTTTGTACCTTTGAATTCCTTGTCAATCTGAGGAATAAGACCAGCAGCATCAGTAAAGCATTTTGCAGCTACTTCTATGAATGCCGATGAACCGAACGCATTAATTGCTCGCACGTACCAGTAATAAGTGTGGTCATTGAGCAACCCTTCCGAAGTCCATGTTGTACCCATACCAGCACGAGTCGCTTGTTTTTCTACAATATCTACAGCAGCAGATGGAAGTCTCGTTTCACCAGAAGTCCAGAAATCATACTGTGTACTAACGTTAGCTAAATCTGCAGATTTTGGTTTTAAAGTTATTGAAAAATAACCTTGAGTTACTTCTACGGAAGATGGGGTCGAAGGTGCTTGAATATTAAATTCCAAGTAACCTTCGGGGCTAGTTGCACCAGTGTAAGCAGTAGCTTTCACATGTGCGGTATAAGTACCCCGAATAAGCCCAGTAAGCCGCGTGCTCTGCCCAGGTACTTGCACTGTCAATACGGTTACACCACCTTTCTTAATAACCACGCTGTTATAGGCTACAGCGCCAATATTCTGCCACGATAAAACACCCTGCACTACGTCGCTAATTTCAAGAACTTCGTATTTCAGATTTTGCGGTTGAACAGCTCCACCAGTAGGTAATTCAACTAGGTCTGGTCTTTCTACAGGTTTACCAACTGCGTCATCCCACAACTCCGCGAAGTCTTGTCGCAAGGTCAGAGTTACGCCACCTTGTGGATCAAACTGCCATTGAGTGACACGCATTTCAACTCTTTCAATTCCGAGTTGTTTAATTGTAACGTATATGTACATTCCGGGACGGAACTTGTAACCTTTCATGTTACATGGTATTTCCATAGAGCGACCGATACGTTTACGACGTAGCGTTAATGTTGCAAGGCGTTGAGCTTGGTATGAACTTGTGACAAAGCGATAGTCGTAATCTTCCGTAATTTCTTGCCCATCTGCATCAACGTATTCTTTGATGCTAACAGATGGGAAGTCAGCTTCTTGATAATTCTGTTGTGGATCCACATATTTACCAGTGATAGTGTTTGTGCGATCCTTGAACGAAGTTTCAGGTGTAATTTTAATATCACCTGCAATACAACTCTCGTCTAATACGTGTTGTGGAGGGCCATAATATGCACCAACTAGGATCCCGTGCTTACCACCAATGTAGGTCAATTCTCCGCCACAAGCATCCAACATGTCTTCCAAGACTTTAGCTGGAGCTTCATCTATATCAAATTCTCCGTTAATGGTGTATCGGTGCTCAGATGATCCATCTACGTTTTCAACATATTCGTCGCAAATGTTTGCAGCTTCAATAAACTGGTCCCAGTAGATTTGATCATCCGTTCTTTTTAAATACACACGAAGGTAATCTAAGATAATAAGAGCGGCATTAGCTGTGAACACCATCTGTTTAGATCTTGGATCCAATACCTTTCGACCTTTCTTAAGGCATTTAACGTTAGGTAAACCAGACGGGAATTTTTCAGAATCAAATTTTAAACTTAATCTTAACCAGCAAATACCTTTACCAATCATATCCGCTTTCCATGAAGGACATGATTTCAACATCTTCTGGCTTACTTTTGTCGGATTATTAAAGACTTCGTATTCTGCATTTTCAGCGTAGCTTTCAATTGTGTCGTCACCTAACCACACTTGCCCTACTTCAGTCAGTTCATGGCCAGCTAACGCGACGACAAGAGTCAACCTTTCGTCTTCGTCCTGTTCTCCCGGTTCTTCCTCAGCGAATACAAGAACACCACTAGATACTGTAGTCCCATATATAACTGTTCTTGCAGCAGCGGCAGCTCGGATAACTTGTTTACGTTCACTCTGAGGTGTATAAGCACCAAAGTCATAGCTCTTAGGTTTAGTCAATAATGCGCCAGCAGTACTAGCGGCAATAGTCACAACAAGTGCCACTGTAGCTGGGATAACACCTATGGCTCCAGCTACAGCGGCACCGACAGCTACAACGGCTCCAATTATTGCTGGTGGCATATTAAACCCTCCATGCGTCAATTAATTTTATGTCGGCACGCTTAAATGTAGTGACCCCACTCGGGCCCATAGCCCAAACACAACCAGTCCACAATACACCGGCTGTCAATCCATTGTCCGTATTAAACATAACAACATCACCCCTCTGAGCTAATCTTGGGTCTACTCGCACTGGTAAAAAGGAATCCAACACTTTAGGTAAGGACGTGTCTTTTACTCGACTAATCATAAAGCGTTTGCAGCTGATTTCACTATTGTACTTACCAACAACATCTTGACTAATAGCAGTACCATATTGAGCGTCAATACATTTAGCCGCAAAGATGCAACAATCATTCTGTCCCCATTCAAAAGGGACTACCTCAAGCTGTTTAACTGTGGTCAACAATCTTGTCTGCCAGCCTGGTGTCTTATTCATAATGGAACCCCGGAGCGTCTTTTTTATTTCCCCAATAAATAGAACGTTCAGCCATTTGTGCAACATATCTGAAAAAGCGGTCCCCTGGATGTAATCGTTGTTGACTTTCATCTGTATAACGATCCGGTAATCCTGTCGACCATTTTTCAAACACGTTTGACACAACATAGGATATTGCATTAGTGTTTCCCGCTTGCATTGCGGTGTCACTTATAAAACCTTCGAACAGAACGTTAGCACTTACCACTTGACCTTGCTCGTTCATCACACCAACATAAACTGTCACGTTGGAACCTATACAATTTTCGTTAAGTGTCTGACCAACAAGCGTCATATCAAGCCCACTTAATGTAAGGCTCATTGTGCTAGAGCTGGTAGTATTTTCTTCTGTAACACTACCCACTTGACCCAATGTACCAACACCAAGAAATGTTTGGCCATCTATTACAATAGTGCCAGTACCAGAATGGACTCTAGTTGTACCACTATCGAAATAAATTGCTACAGCGAGCACCATAGTAACCACATCTTTGTCCATCGCGTCCATCACGGATTCACTGAATGGGCTAAATATCATTAAAATGTCTCCTTGAACTCTAGGTTAATTGTATTGTTGAACGCTGGAGCTCTTGTTACGCTGTTTTCATTGCTACTCAGTCTGAATATACCATATGGATTCTGAGTTTCAATTGTCGCACCATCCGGTGGCATCTCTCTTAATAACGGTGAGATTTTTATTGTCGCTAAACCTTGAGCATCGCTCCACACGTCTTCCGTTACTAATTTAAGTTCATCATTGACTGTAATATAATCACCTTCTTTTAGCACGAGTCTGTTAGCATCCCAACCACGAGTAGGTAATTCTGTTCCAGTATTATTCGAACCTTTTACAACTGGTTTTCCAAATGGAGGTCTTCCCCATCGACCAAAGTCTCCGACTTTGATCATACCAGCCATGCCGTCCAGTTTAGCAATGAGCACTTCGAGTTTCCTAGATTCCCAGTCATCCAGATTCTCAAATTTTAAGCTCATAGACCATCTAGATCCTGGCCAGGATACAACTTGTGAAGCCCCAGTGAAGGGGCTTGTAAATTCCTTGGAGTTAGACGTTAATTTCCACTCCATATTTGACGGTCTTAATGCTTCAGGCCACGTTAATATTGCCATTTATTACCCCAAAGCCACTTTCCTAATAGAACCACGATTTGCGAAATCTTGCAGAACTTTGTTATAACCTTGTTCTGCACCATCTCGAGCCGCTTGCTGCATTGCTTGTTTCAGAGCAGCGTCTCCATTACCTTGAACTATGATATGTTGCTGTATGGTAACATTGCCGCTTGAATTTGTCCCACCCTGAGATTGTTGCCTCATAAATGATGTCAAATCTGCGTTCTGTTGAGGACTTAATACACGTTCACCTTTATTAAGCAACCATGTGCCCTCTGATGGTACATTGGAAATACCATCATGTGCCATACCTGTCAAAGTGGCACTACTGATTGCGGATATTAAACTTGCACCGGCCGCTGCAATAGTTGCATAGTTAGCTAATTTCTGGGCTGGAGTAACAGCAGTCGGATCCGCTAATACCTGAGCGAGAGCACTAGATAAACTCAAAGACGCTTGCGCAATGTTAAAGGCTTTGGACATTGCAAACATGGCCTTGTAAGTCGTGGAAGACTCATCTCCAGCAGCTTGCATAATTGTGGTCATTGAACCAGCTATAGAACTTAGACTTTCAATGTAGGACATCGCAGTCTGGTTCTGTGCCATCATTTGCCGTTCGGCATATTTTAATTGAATCTCATAACGTTTACGCTCATAATTCTCCTTGATGGCTGTTAGCTGTTCTTCATTGCCCTCAGCCAATTCTATGGCTGTTTCATATTGAGCCTTCAGTTCTGCAAGTTTAGCGGCTTCTTCATCTTTCGCTTGACCAGCAGGGTTCAGCTCGGATTGCATTTGAGAACGTTTTGTATAATAATCAGCCTGAAGATTTAATCTAGCAATATACGCTTGCTCTTCTGTCAACAACCCTTCTTCGAGTAGCTGATTTATCTCTTGCTGCGCTTCCTTATAAGAACGCACCATTGCAACGCCTGGTTTATACTGCTCTGCCAGTTCTGCACGTTTTAAATCATATTTGCGCTGAATAGCAAGTAGTGCATTTTGTAATTGTTCTTCTGATGCTTTAGCTTTCTCAGCTTTATCACGGATAGCACGAACTTCTGCTTCCTGCTGTAAATTAAGACGTTGTAGGCCTGTCGTACCACGAGCTTCGACACGCTCATACGCCTTATCCCATTGCTCGGCGTAACGTACCGCAGCTTTATTGTCACGTTTACCTTGACGTTCCTTTTCTTGCTGGTCATGTAACTTCTTCTGAGCGTCATAGTTCTTTCCAGACAAGTTGATGAACTCTACTAGTCCTCTCTGCTCATCGGTTAATACAGCAGTTGCATCCGCATGACCGCTAATATAATTCTTGATAAACGCTTCGTTTTCTTTATACTTCTTACCAAGAGCAGTTTGAGCGTCTTTTAAGATACTCGCCTGCCTTGCCTGACCAGACATTTTTAACTGGGCAACATCAAGCTCGTTATTCTGGGCCTGTATTGCACTCACAAGCTCTTGTGAACGACCAGCAGCAGAACTGATATTAATATTTAACTGTTCATTTTCCGCCTTCAATGCAGTGGTATGACCCATTACAGCAGCAGTTAAATGGTTCAGTACGGTCGTTAAGTTAGATTTAATTTGCTGTGCTTTCTGCTCAAGAGCGGATATTTCACCGATCTTGATTATAACATCACCTTCTAACTCCTTACGGTCTTTAGTGAAACGGTTATACTTACTAGTACCTTCAGTTGCTGCAGCTTGATAACGCGTTACAGTGCTAAGACGGTTCTTTAATACAGCCAGCTCTGTATTTTCAGCAGCAATCTGTTTATCCAACGTGATAGCGGCACGTTGCAACTGAACACTAAGAGCTCGTTGCTGTTCAAGAGTTGTTTCTTTTAACTTATTCTTTAAATCTTCCTGAGAAGATGCAAGGTTCTGTGCGTCTTGAACAGCTTGTTTACTGTTTTGACTCCACATGAACCATGCAGCAGCGGCCAATGTGATCACACCTACAGGTCCACCCATCAGTCCCATTACCGTCCGCAGACCAGTCATGGTGACAGTAAGCACACGGGACGCTACAGTCGCGGCAGCCATACGCGCCTGCATGGTAGTCTGGGCAATAGCAACCGCTTCCGTAGCTTCGCGTACCTGCCGCGTATTCTGCATGTATGCGTTGAGTGTCGCTATACCTTTATAATACGTTTGGTTGGCTTGCAATGCCGCCTGAATTTTGGTGCGCTCGGCTGCAACTTGTGCTAACGTTGCTTGTGCTTCGTTATAGCGAGCTACTGCGGATCGTGTGATACCATCAATAGTCTTAATGTTTATAGCCGAGCTACTTGCTTGTATTGCATTGAGCTTTATGAATGCTGCAATCTGCGCACCTAAAGCAGTGATCATTCGACCGCCGACAATAGCAGCAACACCGATTGCCGTATTTGACAACAAGGTAAGGTGCTCTGTAGCAGTTTCGATCACAGCACCCATAGAATTGACCACAGTTTGTACTGAGGTTGACGTTCCCGCGAATTTAATTAAGTTGTTGTTCGCGATCTCCATACGCTGCGAGAACGTTGGTATCGTACGACCAAACTCATCGTTAATGGTGGATGCAGCTTTAGAAATGGAGTTAATGACTACGTCAGCGGTCAACTGTCCAGTATTAGCCATCTGGCGAAGACCAGCAGTACCAACACCAAGACCATCTGCGATCATCTTACCGAGACGCGGAGCCTGTTCCATTACAGAACGGAATTCGTCCCCACGTAACACACCAGATTGTAGACCCTGTGAGAACTGGATAATAGCAGCAGTGGATTCCGCAGTGGTCGCACCAGAAACAATCATCGCTTTGTTAATTGTTTCAGTGATCTGAGCGACCTGTTTACCAGTTACGCCGTACTGGTTCAGTGAACGTTCCATACGAGCATAAAGAGTTGACGTAGCTTCCAGGCTCGTACGAGTTCTTTGAGCGATACCAAATACTCGCTCTTGAATATCAACCATCTGCTCGTTTGCAGAGTTGGCGTTAGCCAGTTTGTTAGTAACGTCAAGCCACGCATCTGATAACTTAGCAAGACCACCAACGTAGGATGTCAGTGTGGTTACAGTCATTACCGTATAAATTGCACTAATGGCTTGATGGAATGCGTCAGCACTTGTAGCTGCACGTTGAAAACCATTTTCCATACGCGAGCTGACAGTCTCAACTCTTACACCTGCCGCTTGCAAGCGTCGCAGTGCTGTTTCCGCATTCTGGATACCTTCAGCACGAACTCTAATGACGATGTCAGCTGCATCAGCCATTATTTACCTCCTTTATTATTTGCTTGAGCGTGATTTATGAGTTCTTGTTGACGTCTAATATCAAACGCTTGTCTTTCAAGGCAAATCTGTCGAATTAATTCACGCTCTCTAAACTCAAGTTCTACACCTATGTATTCTTGCCAGGCGTTAAATTCGCTGTAACTGAATTTATCACCATTATAAAAGTCAAGAAATAGCTTGTAAATGTATCTGAGTTCGTGCGGTACGGAGCTGGATTCGTACTTTGCTAGTAAGGAGGGAGTCTTACCAGTGACTTTTTTAACGTGCTGGAGATGCTTAATTGTTGGAGTCTTACTGCCCGCTGGACAACTGTGCAATTGCCATTCGAGCAGTAAGTGATCAATTAACTTTTCGCGGGATCTTAGAAAAAAAGGGAATCTTGCGCTGCCAGACGATTAATGTCGTCATATGCAAACGGGTTATTATTAAAGAATTCAATAAGATTGTCTTCGTTGCATTCTTCTTCGAAGCTCCACGAAGCAACCAGTTTACAGAACGCTCGCATATTGATATCATCAAGCATGTCTTTATCAATCTTTTCAAAAGATCCATTAGCAACGACAAGCGCACTAATCTGACGTTGTGCTTTTAGATCTGCTTGACGGAATTCTTCGCTATGGCGGTTGCGAATTTTCAACCAGTGACCTGTATCGCCCTGTCCTGGAAAAACAAGCGGGTAATGCAGCAGCGGAGCGTTTTCTAATTTCTTTTTCAAGTTAAAGTCACGGAAAGATGCACCAACAGCTTTCTTTGCAACTTCAGTAGATACTTGTTTGTTTTCTGAAGACATAATCGTTCCTTAATAAAACGGGGTTTACACCCCGTTCCAATTACTAACCACGATTAACAGCAACAAGGCAAGGTGTGCTCGGTATAGTACGACCATGTGAATCTGTTACTTCACATACATACTGACCAGCATCCGCTTCTTGTGCGTTAGATTTAGTGTATGTCGATTGTTCAGCATTTGGAATAACAACACCACCTTTCTTCCACACGTAGGTATAATGTTCTGCACCACCTTTAACCACAACTGAAAGTGTTAGCGCCTGGCTTTTAGTGATTGTCTTATTGGCGGTAAGATCCGTAGTGAAAGACATCGGAGGAAGTTTGGTAATACGAATGCTGTAACCTTTTTTCTGATCCAACAGACCAGTATAACTCATGTTCAGCATGATATCGCCTTCACCATCGATTGGACGCGGAGCTTCCGTAATCTTGATACGAGGTATACTGAAACGATAACCAGCACCAGTAGTTCCGTCCAGCATATTGATAGTCAGGTCACTTTCCTGTTCGTTCAGGAACTTACTACGCAGTTTGTTATCTTCGTAGTAGGCGGTTAGTGTACCACTGATCTGACGACGTTTAGAGCTTGGCTTAATAGAGAACTTGGAACCAACAACGAAGCGAGGCTCGATGCCGTTCTCAATGTTAATAGCCATCTCAGTGATAACATCAACAGACACATCGCCCATAGTTAGCTTACCAGAGAAGCCATCCATAGGTGACGTAGTCGTACGAGTACCTTTACTTAGACCAGACGGCAGGGTAGCAGCCTGTTCCATTGTACGACCAACGATACCGAATTCCACGCTGGTGATAGCTTCAGCACTTACAGTAATTGCAAGACTGTTAACTTCACAACCACGATAGATGGTATACGGGAAATCAGGAATATCTGCATTATAGTCAATAAAGGTAAAAGATTGGCGCTCGATACTTGCGGTCAACGCTTCTTTCGCAAACGTACCACGTAATGCACCACCCAACAGGTCGTCAAATGTCTCATAAGACAATTCACCCGTTGCTGTACCTTCTACGTGACGAGCACCAAGACGGAAATCCGCCACTTCTGCATCATCTCGAATTTCTTCAGATTGTAGAGTAGCGATTTTAATATCCAGACCCGATTTAGTAGCACGAAAGACCTTCAGAGTTCCGCTAGACGGAGTAACACCGGAGGTTTGTTCTTTGATGTAATAGCTACTATAACGTGAACCTTCAGCCATCGTTATATCCTCTGTTTAGGCTCACGTGCGAGCCAGTAAATTGTTACATATCGAGCATCCCAAACACCCTCAACACCACCGCGAGTGAAGTCTGCAATAGACGTCTGCCCACCTTGAGAAAACGTCTTTCTTGTCAGTCTTAACATGCAACCGTCTGGTGCCTGGAGCTGTCTTGGTACACTAAATATTTTACTCACATGCCCAAGAACAGCATTAGATTCTTCAATACCAGTATTCAACTGCGAATATACACCAATCTGTAAGAACCCACGCATTTCATTGTCGCCATAAGGCCCCAACGTTACAGGGTCTTCACTGGATGGGGTATTGATGATCTTTAACCACACTTTAAAGCCTCTGGCATCAAATGTCAAGTTCTTCCACGCCATAGCGTGTGACATTTCAGCATAGTTATTCACTAAATGTGATTTCAGGGTATCTTCGACCCAATGAAACGGATACGGGATCATTTATCAAAGCTCCCAAGTTTAAATCCACTGAATGCCTGTCCACCTCTTGCGATGTTCTTACGCAACATCCCGTTAGGCGCTTGCTTACTGTAACCCTCATATTCAATCTTCTGAGCATAAGGTTTACCGTTACCAAAATAAATATCCCAATCTTGATGGATTGGGAGATATCTTATCTTAGTAAACAATCTTTGTTTCGTAGCAGCTCCGGACGGGTCTTCCGGTAGATTGTCCTCAATAAGGTCGGGTGATTTCTGTATCTGCCAACTTCCGCGTAATCCACCGTCCTTAACAGGAGTGTCATCAACAACAGCACTAACGAAGCCATAAAGTCTTTGTTTCACCTCACCTGCGGCTTTTTGCATGGCTCTTAATTGAGCACTGGTAAACTGATCACGGAAGCTCTTCTTAGCCATTAGGAACCAACCTTAACGTAACTAATGATTGTAGTTCCACCCGCACCGATAGGCTCAACTGCATTAACGACGAACGAGCGCCCTTTGTGGTCAATAAATTTAAAACCAATGCAATCTTCCAGACTAATACCGTCCGGTTCGTAAGCGATAAAGACCTTTTCGCCTTGAAGAATTATACTACCGTTTACGTTAGTCTTTGACTGCTCGTCATAGAACAAACGTAGTGGTATTTCCTGTTCTTTAAAAGTCGGAGCCCAAGGCTTTGATTCACTTCCCTCTTCTTTTACTTTGACAATGAGTGTTCCATCAAAACCAATTTCTTGGTCGTTCAGCATCTCATGTGCCATTGCAATAAATTCTGAAGCAATTGTCATCGCATTACTCCTTGTGAGCCAGAGCTTCGCAGGTAGTCATTAATCAAAGCCCAGAAACGTGGATGTGGTGTTGCACTTTCTAATACAGCACTCTGACCGACTGCATATTCTAGCGTCAGCGGTCCAAGAACACGCTTTTTCAGTGCATAACTGGTACTGTTACTTAATAACGGCTTACCGCTCTGCACCGTATCCGCGACCAGTTGGGCCTGTGCTCGCTTAATTGCTACAGGTATGGTGTTACCTGGAATCTCTACACCGTCGCTGTATAAGCCGCTGCGCGGGAACTGTAGCTCCTGATCTTGGTTGGTGCGCTTACCCTTATAGCGGTTAAGACTCTCCATAAAATCCATCGCATTGATAAGCATAGGTTTCAGCTTATCTTCCGCCGGGACAGTAACCCCACGGTCTTCTAAATACTGCGTAGCATATTCGACATCAATATAGCTATTTGCATTAGGCACACAAGACCCATCTTCAACAATGATAGTTACAGTCATATGCACCTCAGGCAATATCTATTGTAGCATTAAGAATTTGACCGTCTGCGCTTATAATTTTAATATCATATCTTGCAGCAGATGATTTGTTAATTGTAAAGGTCTGCAAATCAAACTGATTCTGTGAAACCAATTCTTTATCTTTAAAGACCTGTACAACGTAAGGCGTTTGGCCATTTTGCCACGTCATAACGTAATCAGAATCTACGACACCTGTCGATGGGGGCGGTGTTACCCACCCCAGGACACCGTTTACAGGATTCAACGTGGCATCTCGACGACGTCTGTTACGTTGCAGCATATGAAACAAGAACTTTTTGTCTGTTCGAAATGCCATATGTCACCTTAGCGAGTGCGAATACCATTACGAACAACCATACGAGGTTGATTGACCACATGTGGTACTTGTGCCATCTGGTCTCGGAAAGATGCTAACGTGTGAGCCAGCTCTGTCTTAGGCTTACGGCGTTCAATTTCCGTGTTGACTTTTGCGTACAGTTTAGCTCGAGCTTCAACAAGTTCGTTCATTGCGGATAACATTTGGTTGTCTGCATTAACTTGTTCTAAAAGAGCTTTCTCGTGTTGTTTCAGTTCTTCAACAGAAACAGTTTCAAAGTCAATAACCGGAATATC